GTAGAGTTAGACCTTGCTGTGTTGCTAAGACATTTAAATCTATATCTGGTGCTCCCGGTGTAATTGATTCTAAAGATATGGATTGGATCAATACTTGGCCAATAGTACAGAAAGATACAGGAGAGTTTGGTTTTCAACCTAGTGTTCAAGCAGCTAGAAATGTTCAAGATTTGTTGAACGATCCTGTGTTATGTAACTTAAGAAAACAGTTGAAGAAAAACATAGAACCTCCTACATGCGAAAGATGTTTTTATGTTGAAAAACAAGGTGGTTTCTCGTACAGAATGGATGCAAATGAAACACATAAAGATAAGATCCACGAAGAATCAATAAATGAAGAAGGTGTATTAGATGATACAACTAAGATAACTTACTTAGATCTTACACTTGGAAATGTTTGTAATTTAAAATGTAAAACTTGTAATCCATGGAGTAGTCATAACTGGATAGATGAAGTTACACATTTACCTCACCAAGATCATAAACCTGAATACATTCCATACTTGAAAAAAGGAAGAGATAATCCATGGTTTGTTAAAGCATTCAAAGAAAGATTTTTTGATCCTATACTTGGACAAATAAGAACAATAAATTTTCTTGGTGGTGAACCATTGGTTGTGAAGGAACACTATGAGTGGCTTAAACACATAATAAATATGGGTTGGGCGAGCAATAAAACGTTGCAATATACCACTAATGGAACAACAATACCTGATGTGTTGATTGACCTCTGGTCACATTTTGAGCATGTAAACTTAGGTGTAAGTATTGATGCAGTAGGAGAGAAAGCCTACTACATTAGACATCCAAGCAAATGGTCTGTGATTGAAAAAAACTTCAATAAACTAAGAGAACGATGTAAAGAAGTAACGCATATTAATGTACAACTACACACAACAATTAGTATACTTAACATTCTTAACATCGGAGACATCTATGACTTTTCCAAGCAACAATATCAGAGATTTCATTACTGGGACGAGAGACAAAAACACCCCCATGGCTATATTAATATCTTGCCTCATATTAATCTTGTTGACTTCCCTAGGTTTTATCACATACGCCATTTACCTACTGAACTAAAACATCAAGCAATCAAACATATAGAGTTGACTTATGATGAAGTTAAAGGTACAATAGAAAATGATTGGGAATTAGATAATCTAAATAATTTAAGTAAGTTGAAAGATATTCTTATGGAAGATCGTGATCCTCATTGTTGGGATCAATTTTTAGATGTCACTAGAGCTTCTGATAAGTTTAGAAATTTAGACTGTAGAGAATATTTACCGTGGATGAGGAATTATGTCTGAACAATTTCAACATTCAACAGAAGCTAACATATCAAGTTGGCCTGGTTGTAATGATTATAAAGGTGTTGTAATATCTCTTGGTTGTAGTCATACAGCTGGTAGTGAGATTGAAGGAGTAGGTGACAGTGACACACAAAGACAAAAGTCGTATGGTGCTAAAGTTGCTCAAAAGTTAGGTTGGTATCATTTAAACTATGGTATTTGTGGTGGAAGTAATCATAGAATATTTGATCTTTTTTGTGATATTTTATGTGACATTGAGAGCAACTATGGATACTATGCACCTATAAGAGATGATTTCAACTATTTGTTTTTAATTGGATGGACAAGTTTACAAAGATTAGATCTTAGATATCCTAATGAAATGAATGAACAATGGGTTCAAGGTTGGCCTATGTCAAGAGGTGATGAAAATTATATTCCAGTTACTGTTGGTACTAATCCTCTTATGATAAAAGATGTTGAGTTGAGAAAAGCGTTTATGGAAGGCGCTGCTGTTTTTGCTGATAATGTAATTATGGCGAATAGACTTGCTTCATACATTTTTGCTATACAAAATATTATGTTGTCTTCACCATACAAATACTATATGTTTAATGCTATTGAAAACTTTTACGATACTGTACACACAAAAATTAAAAGACCAAATTTAGATGCTCATAAGACGTTTCCTCCATTCAGAGGTAATCAATTAATTTACAATAACATTGATACAAAATACTACTTCTATCCAACGTCAAGAGAAATGAATTACTATCGTTATTGCACAGAAGTAAAAGATCATAAAAATGTAACTAACAAATATTGGCACCTTGGCGAAGCAGCTCATGAAGATTGGGCTGAACTCATATATCCGGAGATAATAAATGCTTACCCAGGCTTGGAATAGTTTTGTTATGTGGATTACAACTCCATATATACACTGGAAAAGAAAAAAGAGACTAGCAGAAATGAGAAAACACGATCCATTTATCTACGAGGAATAAATGTTGTACAAAATTTATACAAGAGACCTATGTGACTTTTGTGTTCTTGCAAAAAGATTATTAGAGAAACACAATCTTCCATTTGAAGAATACAACTTAGAATCACATCCTCATCATAGAGATGAGTTGAAAGAAAAAATACCAGATGCTAAAACTGTACCACAAATATTTGTCGGTGAAAAGCATATTGGTGGGTATTCAGATCTTACTCAATACATCGAGGAGACAATAGAAAGCTCAAGGTAACATTATGGTAAAATTGACTATACTGGACAGTGGTCCAGAAAAGAATGAATTGAATAGAAATGCTTGGGGTGGTACAGAACTTATGCAGAATAGACTGTATAAGGAAATGCCAAAACAACTGATAGATCAGTTTCAGATTATCTGCTCACGACCAAGAAAACTAAAAAAAGATAAAAAGAAAATATTGTGGTGCCATGACTTGGCTCAAGATCCTGAGGTTGCACATCTCAAGGATGGTGGCCATGAGAAGTATGATAAACTTGTCTTTGTATCTCATTGGCAAATGAATGACTATATGGCTCATCTTGGCATACCTCATTCTTCTGGTTATGTGTTACAGAATGCTATTGATCCAATAGAAGAGCATGAGAAGCCTACAGATGAGATTAACTTAGTATACTTTTCTACACCTCATAGAGGATTGGATATTCTTGTTCCTGTGTTTGAAACTATGAAAAATGAGCATTTCAAACACATAAAGAAACCAATCAATCTTCATGTATACTCTAGCTTTGCATTGTATGGATGGCCTGAGAGAGATGAGCAACACAAAGCTCTCCTTGATAAGTGTAAGAACACTGAAGGTATAATCTATCACGGATCAGTACCTAATGATGAAATGAGAGAGAACCTCAAGAAGATGCATATACTTGCATATCCTTGTGTGTGGCCAGAAACAAGCTGTATAGTTCTTATGGAAGCTATGTCAGCTAAACTATTGTGTGTTCATAGTTCATTTGCTGGATTACCTGAGACAGCAGCAAATTGGACTATGATGTATCCTGTGCATGAGGTTGCAAACGATCATGCTCAGATATTTGCTCAAAACTTATTCAATGCAGTATCTCTTTTAGATGATGATGCATTACAACAGAGACTTCATATGCAAAAGCAATATGCTGATGCATTTTACAACTGGGATGTAAGAGCTATGCAATGGAAGTCATTTTTAGAAGGATTGGCAAATGCAACCTGAAGAATGGAATGAAAGAGAGCGCATAGAAAGAGATGCAAATCTTCTATGGGCAAAAATGGTAGAAGTTGAAAAGTACAATCTTCTCAGAGCTGTTGATGAGCTTAGTGAGCTATTTGAAGTTATTGATAAAGATTTTGCAATGACTGAAAAACAAAGAGACTATTACAAAAGGGCGAGAATTACATTTGACAAAATCTTCAACACCAACCAGTGAAAAAGTAACTCCTGAAACAGAAGAAGAGTTCAAGAAGTTCTTAGTACAACAAAGAGATGCTACGAAAGACTTAGATCGTAATGCAGATTGGTTTGACTATCTGTTAGATAAAGACTTTTGGAAGACATATCCAATGTGGACATACTCAAAGATAGATGGTGAGATATGGTGTTGTGCAGCTGTGCAGAAACATAACTTTCCTGTTGGAATATACAGAGTAATGACTAGGTTATATGTTGCACCTAAGTTTCGTAAGAGAACAACAGAACTTTTGGGTCCAGTACAAAGGTCAGTATACAAAGCAGACTGGCCAGCTAAATCTTACTATTTGTTTCCTGAGCAAAGAAAGATGGCATCAAAGGTACATTCTTTAGGTGCAAACAAAATGATAATGACTATGGAGCATGTTCAAAGGATACGTCCTCTGAAAGTCATTTGTAGGTTTTTCAACCAAGCATATGATACAAATTTTTATGTTGTTCCAGATAAAATGTATCAAACATTTCCAGATGAAAACAATTGGAAAGCATGGCAGGTATTAGCTACTGAAGGCAATGAACCTTATGGTATGAGATACATTACTGTTGATGAATGGAAAGAAAGATTTCCAGAAGCTACTTTGTCTCTTCGAGCGTAGCTTTTTCACCATATACTACTATACAACCCATAGCTCCACCCATCCCAGGTGCAAGTTCAATAACGTGTATGTTATTAGAATCTTTGTTTATCCAAACCATACCTATAGTATTGTGAAGAGGGTCACTGAACTTAGATAAGAGTTGTTCTTTCTTATCATCAGTGAACATTTTCAACAGCGCATTAGTTTCCATACACAATACTGGTTTCATAGTTTGCATAGTTGGTGGTTTTTGTTGTGCGATCGCTGTAGTTGTTAAACCAAATAACATAGCTACTACAGCTAATATTTTATACATTGTATTTCTCCTTGTATAGAGATCTATATTCTTGAAAGAGATGAATATAGTCGTCTCTTTTTTCTATAAACAACTGCGGTTCGTCTTGTTCTACAGCAATAACAGTTACAATCCTTGATATAGGAATCTTTGTTCTTTCTTCAAACATAACTGCGTATGCTGCTTCTTGCATAAAGTAATTGTGAATCCAAGACCTCTGCTTTCTTTTGTTAGCTGTCTTGAAGTCAATTATTGCAGGCTTACCTTTGAAAGTACCAATACAATCAACTCGACCTGCAGTCTCAAGGTAGTCGCTATACAATGGACATTCTATTGCATATACATTTTCAAGATAGGTATCTAATATAGGTTTGATCTGTTTAAACATGAATAGATTAACAGGAAGTACGTCTTCAAAGTTTAGTTCTTTATTGCCAACGTAGTCTTCAACTAACTTATGTACCTTTGTACCTCTACTAGAGGCCTTTGCAGATATCTTGTTAGCTTTTTCGTTACCTACTCTTTTACGCCACTCTTTGATCTTTTGAACTGTGGCTAAACTGCAAACAGTAGTTACAGATGGATACTTGTTACCATCTGGTGTGATGTAAAATCTTTTTCCATTTTTGGTTTCAGATTCTAGCTCATCAAACTCAACTAGAGTATGTTTAAACATTATGTAGTTTACTCTTTTCAATAATATATTCTTTGACAATACCTGATCGTACGATATCATCTATACCAAATTCAAAACTTGTAAACGATCTAATGTTATTTAGTATTTTTAGAAAGCTCAATAATCCATCCTTATCCTTACTATCTGATAAGTCAGATTGTCTATAATCACCACAAAATATTATCCTACAGTTGTCTCCAACTCTAGTGATTAAACTGTCAAGCTCATGGAAGTTCATATTATTCATTTCATCAACTATGATAACACAATCACGAAACGTAGTACCTCTTACAAAGCTGGTAGTAATAAACTCAACCATATTCTTGTGAGATAGTATATCATATGCATCTCCACGACCATACAACTCTGAGGCTATCTGTCTATAGGGATCCTCATATACCGCAGCTTTCTGCTTCCAATTACCAGGTAAAAAACCCATGTCTCTTGTGGGAACTACTGATCTTACAATATATACTTTTTGTGGACCAGTCAACAAGTCTTTTTGACTTGCCATAAACTCTATCTCATTCAATGCAAGATACATTGATAGAAATGTTTTACCAGTACCAGCCATACCATGGAGCACTAAGTGATTACCTTGATCGTATGCATCCATAACATCAAGTTGTGTATCAGTAAGTTTAAACTTACGCTCTATGTCTAAGATATTAAATTTACCTGTGGTCATATGGTGACCATCAAATACACCTTCTTGTCTAAGCATACGCTTTTGACGTTTAGTAAGTCTACGTGCCATCATACGTCAATCGTATTTCCAGCACCAGATCCTTTCTTAACTGTCTTGAGTAGGTCCTTCCAGCCAGAATCTGTTTTGAATCCTCCAACTCCTCCTACAATCATTGGAGCTGTGACTACTTTCTTTAGATGAGGTTCTTGTACTAACAGTTTCTGAAGCTCAGTCCATTTTACATTGACATCATATGTCTTACCAGTCTTGGTATCTTCAATTGTGTATATTGGCATTACACTTCGTCTTCTAATTCCATAATGTAGTTGATATCTTTAGTGCGTAGTGCATTTTTGATACGGTTTTCCTGTTTCCTAGCTAAATCAGCTTGTTTAAACTTTATAGCTTTGATCTCATCCTCTTGATCGTATTCATATGGGGATGACATTGTAATCTCCTATTCAGTTTGAATTTGGGGGAATGCTTTCTTAACAACGGTTGGAGAAACGCCTTTTATACTTCCCTCTTTCATTTCCAATACCAATAGTGCATCTTTAGGTGCAACAGTTTCAAGTAGTTGAATGAATACAACTTCTCTCTTAGCTGGCGGTACGTTTTCAAGTACATTACCATCTACAGAGATGAAGTATTTCATCTGACGCATCTTACCAATAAGAGCACCTTCTAGGTCAGTGCCTTGTCCATCCTCATCAACACCTTCTGCAGGAGTATAAGGAGGTTTACCTTCTGGTAAGAGCCATTTTATACTTGGATTGTATGTAAGCTGGAGTAAGTCAATCAATGCAGTTGACTCGTTGTTTTGTAGAATCTCTGCTTTGATTTTTACGTTCTTTGATTTACGAACTTCATCAATAATCTCATACAGAGCTTTAGTATAAGCCATTAAAAATCACCTATGTTTTCCATTAATGTTTTCAATCTTTTGTTTACGAAATATCCATAGAGTTGATCACGTTCTATATTGTGTTCTTGCTTGTACTGAGAGATGACTTCATTCTTTATGAAGTCTGGAACTAAAGACAAATCAACAAGTCTTCGGTTTCTGTTCCAATTTGTTTTATGTTCAGTTAAGCTGTTTTCAACTTCTTCAATATTTCTCATATCAATAAAAGTATTTAGTACTTTGGATCGCAATGGTTTTTGACGACCATTAATAAAGCAATCATCTTTAGATAGAATGTTTGGAACACCATCACCTCTATCACCTTTGCATATATGCTCTATCAAATATTTTTCTGGATTGTCAAACTTGATCCATCTCTTACGAACAGGATCATATTGACTGACATTACTATACTTGTGTAGTTGTATAAAGTCTTTATCGCCAGACATAATAAGTATTGGCTTTGATTGTCCATTCATGAGATGAGAACCCTCAATGTCATGTATAATCGTACCAATTATATCATCTGCTTCTGCAGTCTCAATCTGTATAACTTTATATGGAAAGTACTCTTTGATTTCATCTCTTATGGCATTGAGACATGCAAACAAATTACTCCAATCTAAGTCAGACTCATTACGAGCTTTCTTACGATTGGCCTTGTAGTAAGGGAATGTCTTTTTGCGCCAGAAGTTTTTATCATCACAACAGATAACCAACTCGCCATAGTCTTGGTAGAACTTGTTTCTGTATCCTCTCAAAGAATTCAGAACCATATGTCTTACTAAGTCTTCATCAAGTTCAATGTTGTGGTGACTTCCTATCTGTGCCATCAAGTTGGAAATCATCACTTGGTTCATATCAACTAAAATCATAACTACTCCAGTGTGTCAGTTTTCCTCTTCATCGAAGTCTGCAAAGTCAATATCAGCTTCTTTCAAGTTGATAATATTTTGAGCAAATTCCTGTAAAGGATGTTTTTGTTCTAATGATCTACACATTGCAGATTTTATTGCTTCGCTGATCAATACTAAATCATATTTTATTTCTGGATCACTTCTAAGATCAAAACCATGGGTCTCTAATGACCTAAAGCAGTCAAATGCAAAGTCTACAGCATGTTGCTGTATAAACTTCAATCTGATAGCTTCAGCATGAGCCTTTAGTTCTTTTTCTGTTTGAGGAACATGCGGTTTGTAGTTCTTTACTGGGAACTGTATTACGTTTGACATAGCCGCCCTTTGAACATTGTTATCCATGTTATTTAGGCTTTCTCTTAGTACGCACTTTCCTCTTTTTAGGCTTTTCTTCAATCTTACGGACTCCATAGTACTCTTCGTCCATTTCTTTTGTCCAGAGACCAATATCATCATACCATACACCAACATCTCTCCTTACCATTCCTAAGAATGGATCTCTTGGATGCCAGTGATATGCTTTGACTTTATTGATTCTTTGTATCTTACCTTCCATATTCTCACCCCACCTAAAGTCAAGCCATATGCCAGTACGAAGGTATGATTGTAAGTTATGGATGTAAGTTTCAAGAATGTTTACTTCGTTAGCAATATTCTTATCTTTAGGATTAAGTTTTTTGCTTTGCTTTGCAGAACTAAGTCTTTCTTGATTAGACTTTATCCATGCTCTAACACTCTTTACGTTTACAGGGTCAGATTCGTCTCTGCTCACAGAATAGTGAACAGATTTATGTTCAGAAGGAGCCTTTGCAGCTCGAGCTTTAGCCAAACGCTCTACACGTTCAGCTTTTTGCTCTTTAGTCAGAGGTTTCCTGAACTTCTTCCTCTTTGGCCGTCCATCCTGAGTTGATGGACGAATCGATTTCTTGGTTCTTGGCATCTTCTTCTCTTTGTAATTGTTGAGCCCATTGATAGAAATCCATCTTGGCTTCCTCTGGTGTCATACCAAAATGGTTTTCTAACATCTTACAGGCATCAAATATATTAGCTGTTTTAGAATCTCTAACTTTATCCAAGAAAGAAAACACTTCGTTTCTACTAACCATGATAACTCCTAGGTAAAAGGAAACATAATAATGTTGCTAGCAACTTCACTAGCAACTTCAAATGTCTTGCTAACAAATGTAAACCCATAGTATATAACCCCAGTTACACCTAACACAGCAAAAGGTAACAATACAGTTGTAGCAGCTACACCAGCAGCAATTTCTAAACCAGTCATTTTACAATACTCCATTTTCCATTTTCATAACAAAGACCTCCATCGGTATCAGGAACAGCTCTACATATCTTTTCATCAAAGTTAAGTTTCAATCCATTCTTTCTGATATCGTTGAAGCGCTCAAGTTGATACTGTCTAGTCTTATAAAGATCTATCAATTCTGTCTTATTGACAACAGTTTTACATGATATCATCTTACAAAAAATAGACCCACCAACAACACTAGCAGCAATCGAGAGAGGCTCAATAGCTTGAGCCGGACTCGCTGCTAACATACTACTGAGTATAAGAGTTGATAATAGCTTGCTTCTCATCTTTTGTTTCTTTCTTAGACTTTTCAACATTCTCATCTAGTTCTTTGAATGCAGAATTAGATCGAAGTTTAGCCATCAACATTCTATCTTTCTTCAGACGATTAACTAGAACTTTACTAGCTTCTTCGTCATTATACTTCAGCAATACATATGCTCGAAACTGGTTACCAGCAGACTGTACAACATTCTCAACCAAACTATAACCAGAAACATCTGTATCTGCAATCAGGTTTTTAGTTACTCTTTCTAGTTCATTTATCACAGAGGAGTCTACAGCAGTAGTACCAACCTTAGCAATAAAGTTCTTAGTCTGAGATCTCAGTTGACTCTGAAACCTATCAGCTAGAGTAGTTTTAGCCATCAATACAGCCATATCAACAGATAGCTGAAGATCTGGTGTAGCAGATGTACCTACAGCATACACACTATCTTCTTCTTTAGGAGGCTTGAGATACCAATCAGGAATCTTCTCAACTTGCTCCTTGTTAGCTTTGACATTATATGCATACAGAGCTTTAGCACCATAAGGTGGTGTCTCTTCTAAACTTGATATGTTAGTAGAACCACAAGCACTAAGTCCCAATAATGCAAGACCAGATACTCCAATCATTAGCGGCTTATTCATTATGAACTCCCTTCACGAAAGCCTTTTACCAGACCTCGAAAGAATGCTTTAGTATTCCAACGAGGTACTCTCTTACCTTTATAGTCTATCAAAAGCGGATCTTTGTCAACAGGGCCCAACAACACAACTCTCTGTACAGGTTCTACAGGTTGTGCATACACTTTAGGTCCTGGTTGTGGAGCATTTGCTTTCTCCATAGTTTCCAACCGCCCAGTAATGATTTGCAATTGTTCTTCGAGCTTTCTTGTTCTTTCAAGAGCATTAGCATCAAATCCACAATCAGCAGTGATCTTGCTTGTAAGAGTTTCTTTACCATTCTTATCAGTTGTGACAGTGGTAGTCTTTCTTACATTACAAGGATCAGGTCCAGCCAAAGCCTCAGTGCTCAAAAGAGCAACTGAAGCACCGACTAGAATAATGTTACGAAGCATATTCAAGAGCTTTCTCTAATGCACGAGTTTTAAGCTGTTTGTTAGCTCCGTAGAAGTTAGAAGTTAATCTAGCTTCTTGAGACTTGCCAATCTCATGATCAACAAGATATGTAGCAGCATTAAGAGCTTGCCACCATGAACCTTTTGCAAACTCTGCACCAGGTTGGGTCTCAAGCACCTCAAAAGCTCTCAGAGCATTCTTAGAAGGCTTGCGATCTTCAGTCTTCTTACTGTAACCAGGAAATACTTCATCAAAGTATTCTTTTACAATATCGTCTTTGTAAGACTTTGTACCTAAGAACTGAGCCATATCTTTGAAGTTCTGTAGCTTATCAGAAGCAAGACCAAGAAGCTCTTTAGCTAAGTCTGCATCAAATACACGACGATGATTGAACCTTACTTTGTTCTTAGAACCACCATTCAATGCAACTTGAATAGTATTGTTACAAACAACTCTAGTAATTGTCTGTTGGATATCAATTCCACGACCATAGATGTGTGGATTAGAGAATAGAAGATATCCTTCTACTTGATCTCCACCAAACAGTTCAAACTGCTCAGTCATCTTAGCTAATGCCCAGACCCACTGTCCACCTTTCAGTGAACCAGCAGTTTCCATCTTCATTGCTCCAACTTCACAGAACTCATTGAAGAATTCAAACGCTTCAGAGTTTTGAACTGGATTCCAGTCACCAGTGATGATAGTTAGAGGCTTTCCATCAGTCTCACGAATCAACATCTTATGACCAGAAAAGATCTGCTTGCCATTGAACTCAGCAGACACAGGACGCTCAACTACATTCCAGTCGAGACCCGCAACCTTCTGAAACTCAGCTGGTGAAAGATCTTCTTCAACCTTCACACCTAGACCATGCCATGGAACTTCTCCTGTATAAGCCATCTGTGCTTCACCATTTACAATTTCTAACTCATGTGCCATGTCTATCTCCTTTGCACTATCTGATTATTACAGTATACACGTTTTCCATTTCCGGTCAACGCTAAAGTTTATAGATGTCCATCAGCTCATTTACGAGCTGTTTGCCATATGGAGTAAACAGAATGTTATGCTCCCAAGCAAAGTGTTCCACATCTTGGATGTGCTCAAACTCATCGTTTTGAGTAATCCAACGAAGAGCAGTAGCTCTATCGCCAGCACCAAGACTAATGGTCTTTACGACCAAGTCTTCGAACTCAGCGACACAAAAGGAAGCATGCCTTGCATCTTCCTCTTGGACCTCATCTGCGACATCACAAAGATATCTCCAGATTCTGTCCTTCTCTGCAGGAGCAGATGAATAGTACTCATTGTCCTGTGTAGGACGGCTACCATATGCCTCTTTGTAGAGATCTGAGAAAGTGTTGTCATCAAAAATGTAAGCCATGTTGTTAACTCCCTTTATCATTCTCTTACTATCCTACATATCCACGAGAAGGTCAACATCAAAAACGCTTTTTTTTATTTTTTTTTATTTTTTTTTCATGTTGACTTTGTGGTAGAAGTATAGGACTATAATAATATAAGGAGAGAGATTATGAAATACAACTTTGAAGACCACAATGAAATTCCACATACTTTAGCTAATTATGTTGTAATGTGTGCAGATGCGCACTCTGTTCATCAGATTCCACTAGATGAGATCAATGATTTTCTCAATGATCTCGAAGAATGGGAAGATGGGAGATAACCATGACTAAGAGACCTATGGAGTTCAAGGTGGATGTCCTTGTCTATAGACGGGCAGGTCATTCACCTAAAGAGGCATTCAGGATTTGCTGTGAGAAGTATGGTTTTGAACCATCTGGTTGTATGACTAAATATGCCAGTGGGTTCATTAGAGACTATGAATATGAGATCAAAGCAAAATTATTTGATAAAGATCCTGATGTAACATTGTATTGTATGCAGAACCAGATCTATGTCTTCAATTAAGTTTTACAAAAGCGACATTCCAGATGTCGATACAGTAGACTCTTTCATTCGACGAGAAACTGACATCGAAGAAAGAGTTGAAACTGTTAAGAGAGCTTGGGCTTGGCCATATAAAATATACAGGCTTGAATGTAATCTACCTATATCTAAAATGCAAAAAGCTGTTCAAGAAGCATTCGATAACTTTGGATGGCATGGTTTCTTGATTGCCAACTTTGGTGAAGGATATGGTGAACAAGATCTTCGTAGTGAGAGGCTTGGTGGGTTGTCTATCACATACAATCCTGACTTCAAACAAAGTGATATAGATATCAATTGTCAAACATTAGGTAACAGAAAATACAATCTACCACCAGAGATGTATGCTGGTAAGAGAGGCAACTACATATTTGAGCAAGTCAATATCAAAGACTTACGTGTAGAGTTCTTTCAAATAGTAAACAATCATGGTGCAGGCCCTGCTTGGGACTTTATTCATGAAAAAGGTATTGTATCAAAAGAAGTTTGGGAAGAGGAAAGAGAATATTATTATTCCTGGACCTATAATCCATCCGCTCAAAACCAGACTGGCAAGAACACCTATAGCGATGCTCTCGGGTTTAACAGACTTACTCCTGCTTGCCAAAGTGGATACCTTGGTGAGGTGTTTAGTAAAATACCTCGTACGATTGTCAGAGGTAGAATTGTTGAGATGATGTCTGGTGATTTGCACTGGCATCGTGATGAATCCTTCTATATGAACTTTCGTATTAATATACCTTTATACTTTGATGAAAGTACGATGATAGCAACAGAGATGCAAGAAATGTATATGCATCCCGGCTATATGTATCATTTTGATACAGGACAACCGCATGCTGTAGTAAGAAAAAATGATGAAAAATACAAAAGAATTAATGTTATTCTTGGTGTGTGTCCTTGGTTTGATTTCATAGAAGAAGAGCAGGCTTGGGTATCTAATGAGTACTATGGTAAGATACATCCTGTTGAAATGTTTCATGAAGGATTGCTTGTTGACTTTGTGTAGTAACTAAAGGATAAATATATCGTAATGTTGAAGAGGAGCGAAAGCTAGACAGGACCAGGGTGCAAATCCCTGCACCTCCACCAAAAGTTCATCATGGTGAATTTCTGGGGGGTGTGTTAGGATCGACTGGTAGTAAATAGCAAATTGGAGTTACGAGGTTGATCGCTTAATAGATCAAAACAATAAATGCAAACGATAATTTTGCATCTGATGATTTAGCTCTTGCAGCTTAATTGATCGGGGTCCGGAGGTACCTGGCAACAGAAACCTCCACCATATTAGGAGGAGAGATGGTAGGAAGTCCAATAGAGCTAACACAGAGTGCTCAAAACTATCTTCAGAATGCAGCCATAAATAGTGGTAAGCAATACGTTTGGTTTGGTGTAGAAGGTGGAGGATGTAGTGGGTTTCAGTATGCTTGGAAGTTTATAGATGACCCAGATCCTTCAGATTATAAGATGAGTATTGGTAATGATCCATCAGATAATAGAGAACTATTCTTTGTGATTGATGTTGTTAGTGAAATGCATGTACTTGGTTCAACAATTGATTATGTTCAAGAGCTTGGTGGTTCGTTTCTCAAAGTAAATAATCCTTTGGCAACAGCTGGTTGCGGATGTGGAGAGAGCTTTTCTGTATGATTACAATTAATTGGAAAGGCAAGATAGGTTATGGAGACATAATCTCGCCTCTTTGTTATGCACATAATATTGCACAGAAGAACTGTGATGATGTAACCTTACATATGCATTGGATGCATAAACGAGGTGAAAAATTTAAACCAGAGGATGTTGATACACTAGACACAAAGTTTAAGTACCTTTGGTCAATATGCAAACCAATTCCATACCATAATGTGTATCTAAAACAGTCATTCAATAAAAATTTAGACTACAACCATGATAACTATGATGACGAGTCTAGTTTTCATAATCTGTGGTTTGCAAGAGTAAAGAATCTTAATATATCAAAACCTTATGTTGTTATGAACACAACTGCTACTCACAAACAACAGTTTGAAGAGTATGATCCTGGTAAGCAATGGAAAGATCCTGTTGGTCTTGAAAAGTGGAGACACATAGAGAACACTATTCAAACTAAGTGGGGCATGGATGTTGTACATTGTGATTACACAGATGGTATTGCAGATGCAGTTGATAAATATAAAAAGGCATTTATTGCTGTAGGATATCATGGTTCCACTGCTTGGATAGCAAGATATCTTAGAGTGCCTATGTTAATATACTCAACTAAGAAGATAACAAAGTCAGCATTTCCTTGGGCTCTAGTTAAGTCTAAGTATGAACATGGTGATTTCGAGTCTATCAATCCTTACGAAGTGAGGAATAAAGGTATGGCACGAATTAGAGAACTGGAGAAACAACTTGAAATATACCTCAACACTCCCAATATTCATAGGTTACGAGGAAAGAGAACATGAAGCATACGAAGTATGTAAGTTCTCTCTTGAATATCAAAACCAATGTAGAAAAGAAACAGGCACATGGGCCTGGGATGACTATCCAGATATTATTCAACTTAGATCAACTGAAATAAAGGAGTATAAACGTGACCATGGAGAGCCTCAGTCTACAGATTTTACATTCACTAGATTTTGGTGTCCATATCTCTGCGACTTCGAGGGATTTAGCCTCTTTGTTGACTGTGATTTTCTCTTTCTAGCACATCCTATAGAGATATTAAAGCACATTGATACTAGAAAAGCTGTTAGTGTAGTACAACATCCTGAGTACTTACCAAAAGGTGATATCAAAATGGATGGAATTGCACAACATAGATCAAAGAGAAAGAACTGGGCATCGTTGATATTATTCAACAATGAACATCCATCTAATAAAATATTGGAGCCTGATTATCTGAATAACCATCTACCAGGTTTAGACTTCCATCATCTTGCTTGGTTGGACGACAGTGAGATTGGTTCTATACCTATGGAATGGAATTGTCTTGATCAATATTACCACATGGAAAATCCAAAAGCAATTCATTACACAGAAGGTGGTCCATGGTTTGGTGGTGAGTATTATCATACAAGATATGCACAAGAGTGGATAAAGTATAAGTTTAAGATGAATTCATGAAAACAAGACTTATAGATGATGTAGCTTGGAACTTTGAAGACCAAAATGATATTACAATATCATTAACTTATTATGGCCAAGTAGATAAACTTATACATCATTGTGATTTCTTTTCAAACATAGATGATACCCTCAAGGAAAAAATTACTGTTCAATTTATGAACGATGCATTTCCAGACAAAGGTATATTTGAAGATGTTGTGAAAGCATATGAACATAGGTTCAATCTGAAAGCATTTACTGTAAAGCAAGATATTGGATTCAATAATCATGGTTGTAGAAATCTTGCTATGCTACAATCAGAGACTCATTGGAACTGGTTGATTGATATAGATGTTTATTTTAAAGAAGAACTTCTTAATGCTATGGTGAATACAAAGCTACATGAAGATCAATTTTACGTGTTCAAGGTACGGTTTGATCACTATGATAACCCAGAAGATTATGAATTATTTGATCCAAAAAAGTTATTGAAATGGGTTGCACATCCTAATGTTTGGTTGATTAGTAAGCCTTGTTTCTGGTCTTCTGGTGGATATGATATGGAATTTGCTGGTATGAGACATGGTGATAAAGAGTTTTTCTTGTCGATAGATAAAGAAAAATATGAACATTTCCTGTTTCATCCAGATCTTGAACAAGAGTTTGATATCCATGTTCAGATGCCAAATAGAACTAAATCATATTTGAATCAAATAACTGAGCATGTTGGTTACTTGAATAAATGTGTTGACTTTGTCACAAAAAGGAACGATAATAAAGATCGTAAGTTTAAGAAACGATTGTTATGTTTTGATTGGCAAAGGATTGTTTAATGTTAAAGAGAGTGATGGTAGGTGCTTTGGCTGGAGCCGTTCTAGCTGGAGCTTCTTTTGCTAGTGAAGAAATCACAGAAAAAGAATTTACAGAGAGAGAATGCTTAGCAGAGGCTTTATTCTTTGAAGCTGGCAACCAACCTTTATTAGGTATACTTGGAGTTGCAGAAGTTATTTTCAATAGAGTAAAGAGTGAAAGATATCCCAATACTGTATGTGGTGTGGTTCATCAAGGACCTTTGAATAAGTGGTGGAAAAAACGAGGTAAGATTGTTCCTGTAAAATGGAAGTGTCAATTTACTTACTGGTGTGATGGTAAGAGTGATGACACTACTGGCTTACGAGGATCTATTACCTGGAGAAAGAAGATAGTTCCATCAGTTGTGTTTGCATATTCACAATTTAAGTTACTACAAGATGAAGGTATCAGTATTACTAATGGTGCTACACATTATCATACCACACAAGTAAACCCAAGATGGAGTAAACATTTGGAACATACAATAACAATTCAAGATCATAAGTTTTATCGATGATAGAGCTAAAGATAAATACTCCATCTCAGTTTGCAATGGAGATTGAAAAGATAGTCAAAGAAAAAACTATTGACTATCTTGATGCTGTAATGTATTATGTTGAGAAGAATGGTATAGAGATTGAGACTGCTGCTTCACTTATCAAGAGTAGTCAAATTCTAAAAGCTAAGATTGCAAACGAGGCTGAAGATCTTCGGCTTCTGAAAACAAAAGGAGCTCGCTTACCATTATGAATGCTCACGAAACATATCAAAAGTATATGGCATTGAAGAGACATTTCACGTCAGACTATGATATTTTCAAGTATAAAGGTAAAATCAAAAACGTAGAACACTCAAGGTTTGAAGTTAGAAGAGATAAGATGTTCTTCCATAAGCTATCAAAGCTCAAAGATGCTGAGAGCTTTATGTTAGCTAATATGTTGGCAAACATTAACTTCTGGCCTGGTGATGTGAACAATTTAGAAACTCATGCTGTGTATGCCAATTGGCAGAAGAGACAACAGAGTATGACATATATGTTCAAACAAGACCTCATGAAGATGAAAGATTTGTATGATGAAAACATACTTGTTAAAGATGGAACCCATCCATATCTTATGAGATTAGTTATCAGAGAAGATGTTGGTGTTGAAACTATGATTATTATGAACACACTAACACCATTCTATGATTACTGGACCAAGAAACTTGGTCTGGATATGGTCTGGCAAGACCTTAGAAAGAAGGCTGAAAACTACCAGCCGTTTTTTATAAATAATGTTGACTTATCAAAGTATAAGTCGTATATTATGGAACGATTTGAATAAGACGCATATATCGCAACACAACGCACATAGGAGATTTACATGTCGCTTGCACAATGGAAGAAAAAGAATAGTCAGTCTAACATAGATAAACTGACAGAAGAACTATCTAAACTTACAGACAAAGGACCACGTCGAGATGATGATGGTTTCTGGAAACCTGAAGTTGATAAGTCTGGTAATGGTTCAGCTATCATCAGATTCTTACCAGCTCCAGATTCAGAAGTACCTTTTGTTCGTATCTGGGATCATGGATTCCAAGGTCCTGGTGGATGGTTCATAGAGAAGTCACTTACTACAATCAATCAAACCTGTCCTGTGTCTGAGTATAACTCTATGTTATGGAACTCTGGTACAGAAGCAGATAAGACTTTTGTACGACAAAAGACTAAGAGACGTCTCTCTTTCATTTCTAACATCCTTGTAGTCAAGGATCCATCTAATCCAGATAATGAAGGCAAAGTATTCTTGTATAAGTTTGGCAAGAAGATCTTTGATAAGATCAATGATGCAGCTATGCCAGAGTTTGAAGATGAACAGAAAGTAGATGCATTCTCTCTTGGAGAGGGTGCTAACTTCAGACTCAAGATACGTAATGTGGAAGGCTATCGCAACTATGATAAGTCTGAGTTTGATTCACCATCTGAAATACCAGATGATAAGTTAGAAAGTATCTACAATCAACTCAAACCACTACAAGAGTTGGTTGATCCTAAGAACTTCAAGTCTTATGATGAACTCAAAACTAAACTATATCGTGTATTAGGTTTGGGTGGTGAGACTGCCAATACTATTACAGCTGATGAACTATCTGAAGCTAAAGTTGCACCACAGGCAGCACCAGAACAACCAGCAGCATCTGCAGCACCATGGGATGAACAATCCAATGATGACGATGATGATGGGTTGTCTTTCTTTAAGAAGTTAGCAGACGAATAGTCTATAATCCCATACCATAGGCAATCTTTGAGCCTATAGGTGGCATATTGGAGGGGGACTTCAGAACTATAACTGGAGATTCTCCTCCACCGCCTCCAGACATATTGTTTTGTATATCACCAGCTTTATTGATTGTGATATTGTTACCACCAGCAGCTGCTTGTTGTATTGCAGCTTGATTAACCATTGCAGCCTTTTGAGTTGGAGTAGCTGCTGCTAATCTTTGTGCAGCTGGACCAGGAGATGATACTGATGGAGTGGAACCTTCAAGAGCCTCAGGACTCATTGAAGTGCTCATTGCAGCAGGGTCGCCACTATCTGAAGTACCACCACCAGCACTCATTGTAGTAGGTTTAGGCTGATTGTAA